CGGTAATAAACATAAATCAGGTGATGACTCTAAAGCATTTAGAGGTAACTATGCTGGTATAGGATACACTTATGATGAAGATAATGATATTTTTATACCAAAGAAACCGTACGCTAGTTGGGTTCTTAATACAGCGGAAGCAAGATGGCAGTCACCTATAGGTGATGAGCCTGAACTTTCAGAAGAAGAAAGATCAACTCATAAGTATGAGTGGGACGAAGCAAACGGGAGCTGGAATAAAATAGAAAGATAATTTATGCAGAAGGTGGTGCTGTCTGAAATTGATTTGTATACTGGCGAAGTCGCGATGCCCAAAGGTTTTGATATTGATCGCGATGCAATAAAAAACCAAATTATAAAATCTTACATAAATAAAAAACGAATTAACGAAAATCCTAAAGCATATTCTTTTGATGATTATGAGGTAGATTTTTGTCAACCTTTACAATGGTTGCAAGACTATATTAGAGATCATTGGAAAGCTGAATATGGTTATACTTTAGTGACTAAAAATATACACGGTAATGTTATGCATCCTAAAGAAAAATCTTGGACAAGAAATCAAGTTGAACCTGTTGATCTACTTAATTCACCGGATTATACATTTATTTATGGTGTTGATATTGAAAAAGGTTCTTCAGAATGTATTATTGAATATGATGATAACAGGAGAAAAAATAGAACTTGGCACATACCCATAAAAAATAATCATTTTATAATGTTTCCAACTACTAACAAATATTGTTTTTCACCTAATACTTCTAATAAATTAAATGTAACTTTAACGATTAATTATGAATATATCTAATTACTACTGGTACTTTCAATCTGTTATACCTCCAAGAATTTGCGATATGATTGTGCAATATGGTAAAGCAGAAAAGAATAGAGAAATTATGGCCATTACAGGAGGTTTTGGTAGAGATAGAGATTTAAGTAAAAATCCTCTTAATAAAGATGAGATAAAAGATTTACAAAAGAAAAGGGATTCAAAAAAGGTCAATATTATGATTGGCATGCTGATAGTTGGGATAAACCTTATGTAGAAGAAGGACCAACAAAAGGTAAAATTAGAAAATTATCAGTAACAGTTTCTTTAACAGATCCAAAAGAATACAAAGGTGGGGAGTTAGAGTTTGATCTAAGAAATTTAGATCCTGATAAAAAACCAAATATTCATACATGTGATCAAATATTACCAAAAGGCTCTTTGGTTGTGTTTCCATCTTTTGTATGGCATAGAGTCAAACCAGTAACGAAAGGAGTAAGGCATAGCCTAGTAATATGGAATCTTGG